GATTTATTACCATCATCTGTATTTGTAATTAATAAAAATGAAGACGATGGAACATTCCAAATTTCTACAACCAGAGCAGGAACTGCAGTAACATTCACAGATTTAGGATCTGGAAATGCCCATCAATTTGAGATGTTTAAATCAAATGAAAAAGTTTTAATCACATTAAGTGATTTAGTACAATATCCTTTAGTATCAACATTAGTTACTAAAACTCTTGAAGGAAATGGTGGATCTGTTTCTGCGGCATCTTCATTTATATCTTTGAGTGGAATATCTACAATAAATCCTTTAGATTTACTAAAAGTTGATGATGAATTTATGTTAGTTAATAATGTTGGATTTGCAACTAATATTTCTGGACCAATATCTGGTTTAGGTACTGTGAATTTAGTAAATGTTGAGAGAGGATCTGTAGGTTCTGCAGCTACAATCCATTCTGACCTTTCTCCAGTAACAATTTTACAGGGAACATTTAATATTTCAGATGGTAAAATACATTTTACTGAACCACCTAGAGGAAATGCAATTTTAACTAGAAATGAATCTAATTTAGAGTATGAATCTGCAGAATTTTCTGGAAGAGTATATTTGAGAGCAGATTATTCTACAAATATAATTTTTGATAATATTGGATCTACTTTTACTGGAATTGATAGAACTTACACTTTGACCGTTGGTGGTGGAAATACAATTGGAATTGGCACAAGTGGTGGAAATGGTTTCGTAATATTAAATGGAATTTATCAATCACCAGTAACGGATAATAATCCTACAGGAAACTATGAAATTTTGGAAGATTCTGTAATTAGAAGTGATTTGGGAGATCCTAATAGTATATTCATTTCAGAATCTGATGTAAATCAAAATCAACTTCCGAGAGGAGGAATAATTGTTTCCTTAGGATCTTCTGGAGGACTTGGATATGCACCATTAGCAGGTGCCTCAGTTACTGCAATAGTTGGTGCTGGAGGAAGTATAGTTTCTGTTGGTATAGGAACAACAGATTTTAATGGATCTGGATATAACGACTCTATAGTTTCCATTGGGGTTTCTATATTCGAAGAAGGCCATATTGGGGATGTAGCATCTATCAATGCTATAGTAGGTGCAGGTGGATCACTTTCCTTTGTCGTTGGTTCTGGTGGAACTGGATACACAAATCCACAAGTATTTGTATCAGAACCATCTTATGAAAATCTTTCCGTTATCGGGGTTTCTAGAGTCGGTTTAGGAACAACTACAGATACTGGAATTGGTTTTAAAGTGTCAGTAGATGTTGGTGGAAGTTCTGCAACAGGAATAGGATCAACTTATTTTGAAGTGAAAAATTTCAAAATATTAAACAATGGATATGCATTTAAAAAAGGTGATGTATTTACTCCTGTAGGATTAGTAACAGATTCTAGATTATCTTCTCCTATAACACAATTTGAATTAACAGTATTGGAAACTTATAGTGATAATTTTGCTGTTTTCCAATTTGGAGAATTTGATTATATTGATTCTGTTAAAAATTATCAAGATGGAAACAGGAGAAGATTTCCATTATTTTATCAGGGTGATTTAATTAGTTTTGAATCTGGAACTGATCAAATTCCAACTTCAGATCTTCAAAATTTATTACTTATTGTTGTTAATGGAATTATTCAAGATCCTGGATTTGCTTATACTTTTGAAGGTGGAACATCTTTCCTCTTCACAGAACCTCCTAAGGTAGAAGATAATATTGATATTTACTTTTATAGAGGAACTAAAGGAGTTGACGATAATTTAGTTACTAATATTATTCCATCTCTGGAGGTTGGTGACACTGTTCAAGTGTATAAAAATAATAGTATTCCTCGTACAGAAACTCAAAATAAAAGAATTGTTTTTGACCTTTCAAGATCAGATTTATTTGAGACAAATCCATATGTGGATCAGGGTATAAATGAAATCGATTTCAAACCGATGTCATGGACAAAACAAAAAACAGATAGAGTTATAAATGGACAACAAGTATTTAAAACAAGAAAATCTATCTTATCTCAGGTTTATCCAGTTACTAAAATTATAAAAGATGTTTCAATTAATGATAACTTTATTTTTGTAGACAATGTAGATTTCTTTGGTTTTGATGATAATGATGGGGAACCATATCAATTTAAATCTTTGATAGCAGAAGACATTAATTTTGAATCTGCGGATATTACTCCAACTATTGGCACTGGTGGAACTATTTCTGCAATTACAATTACAAATCCTGGAAGTGGGTATATACCATCTTCTACGGTTGATATTAAATTTATGAATCCTATAAGGGTTAAAACTGGAATTGGAACAACAGCTTCTGCTACAGGAACTATTTCGATTGGAGGAACTTTGTCTTCAGTAACTATAACAAATCCTGGATTTGGTTATACAATAGCACCTCATGCAATTGTAGAAACAATAAATCCTATTACTGAAAATACTGGTATAATTCAAAACATTAAAGGATTTAATGGTGACATCGTTGGGATAGGAACTACAACTTCCTCTGGGCAACTCGCATTAAAATTTAATATTAAAAGAGATAATAATCAGAACATTACTGATTTGGCTCCAGGATATGCAATTCTTATTCACAAAACAAATGTTGGATCTGGAGTTACCACAGTTGATGGTAATGACAATTCTATCATCGGTATTGGCACCAGTTTCTTAGATAATATCTACTATATTAATGAGATTGTTACATCTGGTCCTACAGGTGTAATAACTTGCACAGTAGATTCGGGAACAAACATTGTAGGAATTACAACAACCAGTGGATATCTTGGAAGATTCTCATGGGGTAGATTAGAAAATATTGTTAGAGCAAGTTCTCCAATATCTATCGGTGTTACTGGAAAAACTATCGATGTTGGGTTATCAACATTCCCTTCAATAATTAGAAGAGGAGTAGGATTGAGACAAACTGGTGCTATTATTTAAAAGATCCATATAAATTATATAAATATCTAAAAAATGTATAAAATAAAGATATGTCGGCATTAGTAACAGATCAATTTAGGATTGTGAATGCAAATAACTTTGTAAGTTCTTTATTAGACGTTAATAATTCTTATTATGTTTTTCTTGGTTTATCTAACCCAGGTTCTACTGGAGTTCCAGTTGGTTTTGGCAGAACCACAACTTGGGATGCTTCTCCAGCAGATATTCCAAGTCCTGTAGATAATTTTCAATACTTATCTCATTATAAAGATACCATGTTATTTGGCAAAAAAATTGGAAGTGATAATGTAAGAAGAGTAATTAGAAGAATTGATTGGAGCACTAATACTCGATATGAAATGTATAGGCATGATTATAGTGTAAGTAATTTAAGTCCAAATTCAGGTAGAAGTAGATTATATGATACCAATTATTATGTAATGAACAGTGATTTTAAAGTTTATATTTGTATTGATAATGGTTCTTCCGGAACTAATCCAAGGGGAAATATATCTAGAGATGAACCAAAATTTGTAGATTTAGAACCTAGTTTGGCAGGTAATAGTGGTGATGGATACATCTGGAAATATCTTTTTACAGTAAATCCTTCAGATATTATTAAATTCGATACTACGGAATATATCGTAATACCAAACGATTGGGAAACTTCTACAGATCCTCAAATTGTCAATGTAAGAGAAGCGGGAAATTCGTTCGATAACAATAATCAAATTAAAAAAGTATACATTGAAAAAGCAGGAAATTCAATTTACACATCAGGATCTTACAAAATTTTAGGTGATGGATCAGGAGGAGAAGTAGAAATCACTACAAATAATAATGGTCAAATAACTGACGTAAAGGTTATTTCTGGAGGAAGTGGTTACACTTGGGCTCAAATTGATTTGAGAAGCACGGGATCTAGTGCAGAAAGAGCAAAATTAATTCCAATTATCCCACCATCAAATGGACATGGATATGATATCTACACAGAATTAGGTTCTGATAAAATATTAATTTACTCCAGATTTGATGATTCTACAAAAGATTTTCCAGTAGATACAAAATTTGCTCAAGTTGGAATACTTCAAAATCCTAAAAAATTAAATTCTAGAACCGAAAATTATACAGAATCTTCATTTTCTTCCTTATATTCTCTAAAGTTGGATGCAGACTCTATCGAAGAAATTGATCTTCCTGAGATTGGAGAAGTTATGGAGCAAGATTTGGGTAACGAAAAAAAAGCTAGAGGTTATGTGGTTTCATATGATAAAGAAACTAACATTTTAAAGTACTATCAAGACAGATCTTTATATTTTGATAATACATTCGATCAAACTGACAACAATAATATTACAAATAAAGGAGAAGTTCTTGCATTTAAATCATCTTCAGATGAAATATCTCCTTTTGGTGGATCTATTAATACATCTTTTAGTGGAATAACTACGACTGTTGGATCGAAACAAATAAATTTAGGAGTCACCTTCCAAAATGGACTTGCTCAACCAGAGATAAATAAAAGTACTGGAAAAGTAATTTACATTGATAATAGA